ACCTGATCTACAACTCCGCCCCCTACCCCGTCCTCATCTACTACTATATTGCTCCTCGGTACACCCTCTATATCTACTAACTTTTTAAGAAAGTCCGCAGTTTCTTTTGTTGATCTCTTGCCGAAGTGATAAATTTTATAGATACAAAAGTCTCGCCATACGATTATTACTGTTTCATCTGGCCCGAATCTTGCTACATCACAACTGATATACCTTCTTTCCTGGGGCTTTCTTTCATATCCAAGATTAAAAACTTGCATCATCTTATCGTAATCAAAGAGCCTACTCGGATCGTCATCATAGTTCCAGTTCCCATAAAGAAGTCTTTCTCTTGAGTTCTTATCTAATTTCTTTAGATTCTCTTTATAGTAATCACTGATGAATGGGTTGTCATCTACCAATGCAGGTACGAATTTTCTGAAAGCTGGCAGTTTATTCTCATTCCATGGTTGCCAGTATTCTCTATATGCAAAGTTCTTAGATGGATTGCTTGCCATTAATAGCTTAGGTATCAAGTCATATGCATCTAATTTGAACCGCAGACGGCTCATAACGATGTTTTTTGCCTTTTCCGATATCTGGGACACCTCATCCAAAAAAGCGAAGGTATACTCAGTACTACCTAAACTATCGAACTCTGGATCACTCGGATAAGCGAATAAATCTTTCAAATAAACTTCCGATCCATTAGAGAACTTGATTGTTCCTTCAATTGAATTGTACTTGAAATCTTTATCTTTCTTTAATCCCCAATCTCTGCAGATCTCAAAGAATGTCAATAGTGTTGATTCCTTTAATGATTTTAACACTGCTCGACCCATTAGACCTCTTATTCCAGGATATTGTAAACAAGAGAGTATTGTCCAAGCACAACCTAAGTATGATTTTCCACCTCCGGCACCGCCACCATAGAATAATTCAGTAGTTTCATGATCTAATAAGTATTTGAGGGCCTCTTTCTGTCTTCTACTTGGCTTCCATCGAATTTCATTCATAGCTTCCCCTGTTCTAAATGAGGTTTTAATCTTTTATTTATTATCTCAATGTATTCTGGATTCAACTCAATCCCTAAAAACTTCTTGTTTTGTTTCAACGCCACCAAGCAAGTAGTTCCTGCTCCTGCGAATGGGTCTAATACTATTCCACCTTCAGGACACCCAGCTTTAATTGGAGTTTCACAAAGCTCTTCTGGATAAACTGCAAAGTGTGCTTCCTTGAATGGCTTAGGGCAGATAGCCCATGTTGTTCTTTTGTTACGTCCTTGAGGATGATAATCTTGAGGTCCGTGAGAATGTTTTCCATATTGGGGATTACTATCGTTCTTTTTTCTTTTATTCATATTTCTTGTTTTCCATTCTTCTGTTTGGTGTGGTTCTCTTTGGGTTTCAAAATAGTATTTCTTTTTCTTACTAAAGAAAAAAAGGTATTCAAAGTCTACTGTGAATCTATCCTTAACAGAACTCGGCATACAATTTGGTTTATGCCAGATGATTGTGTTTCTCAATATCCAACCACGATTAACCATTTCTATTGCGAAACGCATTGGAATCAAGGTTAATGTTTTATCTGGTAGTTGTCTATTTTGGCTTCTAAAATCATTCCCTTTTTTGTTTAGACATTTTTTAGAACAAAATTGTGAATTCTCTTTTCCTAAAAACTCTTTGCCACAAATTAAACAATTCTTTTTTATCCCTGCCTTTGTGAATTCATCTCTACTTGGTCTTTTCCAATCTGTCGGCATAGTGTAAGACTCTTTACATTTAGCTGGGTCTCCACCAGCACCCTTTCCAGAACCAAAATAAGTATCACCCAAATTAACCCAACAAGTTCCATCATCTCTTAGAACTCTTTTTACTTCATCAAAAATATCACACAACTTATTTATATATTCGTCAAAGGTTGGTTCTAATCCTAATTGTTTATCTACTTTAATAGCCCCACAAGTAGGGCATTTGTCTTTCCATTTTGCTTGGTCTGTTCCTTCCTTAGCACCCTTATGTGTTCCTGTTTGTGCTTTACTTAAATCATAATCATATCTTGACTTCTCTTTAGCTTCTTTATGGTCACAATTATCATCTCCACCTTCCCAAGTTGCAGTTCCATAATCCCTTAATGCCCAGTAGAGTGGAGAAGTCATGCACATATTTACTGATTTCTCTGGAAGTTTCTTTAGTTCTTCTAAACATTCACCTTGTATTATTTTATTCATTAGTCCGGATTCTCTATTATTAATTTAAATGCCTGACCAGTATGTTCTATTTCCTGTTTTTCCATGTATCCTCTGTCTTTGTTTCGGGTTTTGTTGACGTTCCAGACAATCATGGGGTTCTTTTCATGTAATAATTGGAGGAGGGCCCCTTCTGCAAAGTCTTTTAAATCAAGTTCAGATTCATTTATTCCCTTAGCATACTCTGGATTCTCTTTCAGCCACCGATAATGTGTGACTCTTTCTATTCCTACTTGCTTACAAGATGCAGTTACAATCCCAAGCGTTGCTTTCATTGATTCAATCATTGCCTTCTGTTTGGGCTTTAATCTGTTACATTTCGTTACATCTTTTCTGCGGTTTTTCCTGTTAGTTTTTCCCATCTTTCTATAATATGACTACAAAATACCGGATCTAATTCAATCGTATAACAAACTCTCCCTTTTTCCTCACAGGCCATCAACGTGCTTCCACTCCCTGCGAAGGGGTCTAATACTCCATCACCTACCTTTGAACTGTTCACGATGGCCCTAATCGCCAATTTGGTTGGTTTCTGAGTTGGATGGATGTAATCTTTGGTTGAATCCTTCTTGATCTCCCATACTGTGCTATGTTTCTTGATCTTCTTGACGAACTTCCTTAATTGTTCCAGGTCCATTGCATCTGGATCTATCTCTGTTAATGTGGTCTTATTGCATCTTGTGCCGAAAAAGTCTGGGTTCTCGTTTATTCTTGATCCATAAAATAAAGGCTCATGACACCAGTGATAGTGTGAGTGTCCAAGGATATGGTGCTTGTGCCATATTAATTGCTGTTTTACTTGGAAGTTGGCTGTGTTTAATGCCTTCTCGAATATGATTTGATTAGACGATGCATGGAAGACATAGATTGCTCCGTTCTTTACTAAGTGGGCATTAATGTGTGTGAAGGATTCCTTTATTAAATCGTATAGTTTGTCTCCCCTTAAATCGTCTCCTTCAATCACTTTCCACTCTCTTCCGTTTGGGTTGTTTGTTCCTGAATAACTTACTCCATATGGTGGGTCTGTGAATACGCATTGGATGTCGGTGCCGCTTGGTATTAATTTAAGGTATGTATCTTCCCGTGTTGAGTCTCCGCATATTAATCGATGTTTGCCTAATTGCCAGACTTCTCCGGTTTCTATTTTGTATTTGGGTTCTTTGTCTCCTACGCTGAACTTGTCATCTGGATTTAAGATCTTCTCTCTTTCTGCTTCTGTGAATCCGGTGAATTCTAAGTTGGTCATTGATTCGAACTCTTCTTTTAATAAGTCAAAGTCCCATCTCGCGTACTCTATTGATTTGTTGTCCATGATTCGGAATGCTTTTATTTGTTCATCTGTTAGATCGTCAACCCAAATTACAGGAACTTCTTGTATTCCGGCAAGATTATTTTCTAATTGTTCAATAACGTTATTAATATCTTCTATTCTTTCGGGCTTGTTGATTTTTGCGTTATCTAATTCTATCCTTTGCACCTTTAGTTCTTCTAATATTAGCTCCTTTGCTTTAGGTATTGCTTTTAATCTTGTATGTCCACAAACTATTTCGTTCTTCTTATCCAGAATTATTGGGTTCTTGAAACCGAATTCTTTAATACTTTTTGCTACTACTTCTACTGCTTTGTCATTCTTTCTCGGATTGTTCTTGTAAGGAACTATCTCCGCTATTGGTATGTACTCTATTTCTAATTTTTCCATTTTAATAAAGGTTCCCTGGCTCCAGTAGTTTGAGAAGATAAATCTGCTCAACTGGACTTACGCATTAGACCAGGGACTCTTGGGGTTATAAATCCCGCACTTCGCAAAGTATGATTATGCTCGATTAATTGCACTTGCTGCATCTTCCATCACCACATATTTTTGAACATGTCCCTTGAAAGTATATGATCTCTTCTTAACAAAGATCGACTTTCCGGGGTTGGTTTTGGTTAGATGTTCGTCAATTCTTTCAGATGAGTCTATTAACAAAAAGTTCTTAGGATCTGTATATTTTGTCCAGTCCATGTTCTTTAATGCTTCTTTTCTTAGATTCTCTCTTGTTGTTTCAGACACCTTCTTATTTCCAACATATCCTACTGCTGACAATTCTGCCATTTTAGCTGCTTTATTGAAATCTTCAATAACTGCTGTTCCAGGATATGGTAGTTTCTTGTCGAACGGTATCTTTGGTGCATTTGCCTTTTGTTCTGCTTCTGCTATCTGCGCCCGTAGTACCATTTCTGGTGTTGCGTGTCTTCTTGAGATATCAATAAAATCTGCTTTCTCATCTGGTGTTTGAACTCGAATTAACGGTTTAACTTCGTCTACCATAGATAACTCCATAAAAATTTAATTAATGCTGCTAACCCTAATGTGATTACAAAGTAGAATAATGTCTGCATGAATCCTATCAATACTATCATGCCAGGTCCTCTGTTTTTTATTCGTTCCTCTCTGTCTTGTCTTCTTCTTAGTCTTTGTGCTGATTTTTCTAAGTCTTCTAATAAACTCATTTCAAATCCCTCACGAAAACTACCCGACCGCCCTCGAGGGAGTCCCCAAGACTGTCGTAGTCGACACCCCAGAACGAGCCACTGTCGAGACACACACGGAAGGAAAAGTTATTTGTTTTACAATATTTTGATTGGTTTAACCAAAAATAAGAAAATTTCCCTTTATACTTTCCTAAAAAATCATCACTTTCTTCACTCTCAATTAGTTTAGCAAATTCCCACGCCTCCATTAATCTACATCCTTTTGGTATCACAATTTTGTCATAAGGTTCATCCCAATCTTGAATATTTGATAGTTCTACATTTGGAAGACATTTAAACTTTCTCCAAGTTGATTTGTTTTTTAGTTCTTCAATTTGTTTATCTATTTCAAGTATTTGTTCATCTATTTCAAGTTTTTGTTTTTCTAATTGTTTTATTGTTTTAAGTTTCATTTAAACTCCAGTGGGTTTTCTTACCTCAACCCCTTCTTTTAATTGTTTGTTTAATTGTTTAACTTTCTCTGTGATCTCTTCTATGTCCTTTTTAGCCTGATCTATTGTTCGATTTGCATTTTCTCTTGTTCTACGTCTTTCTATTGGTTTTGAATAGTCTTCGAATACCCAGGCCTGTTCCATTGCTTTCATCTTTTTGGTTGCGTATACTTGGGCCTCTTGTGCTTCTTTGATTTGTTTCTCTAATAATTCAATCCCTTTCTTTGTTGCTTTTGCTTCTTCTTCAGTTAGTTCTCTCATAATTGTTCCTCTATGTTTAATATCATTTCTTGTCTTGTGATTCTCTCTACTTTTTCAGGAATGCCCAACAGAAAATCTACGTTATCTTGTGCAACTCGAAGAAGATTTAATGCCCTTCTAATTTCATTCATTGAGCGGAGGATAAAAATATCTTTCTCTATCATAATCTTTCTTATGCCCTCTAATTGTTTTTCAGTTATTATCTTCATCTTTTCTTAAAAATTCTGAATTCTCACCATCAATCTCTTTTATTTGTTCGTCAAGGGTATCCCTAAAACATTTATCCACTTGGATTATTGGTATCCTTCTTCCGTCTACGTCTTTTGTTTGACCATCGTATTTAGCAAGGAAAAGAATTTGTCTAAGTTCCAAGCCGATACTTCTTTGTGTGATCCTTCTCATAGGATCTATTCTTTTTCTTCCCATTATTCTCTTAACGGTGCTCCGACGTTGTCTTTAAAAGATCCAAGGCTTATTTGCAATAGGTCTACTAATGTTCCGATCCAACAAAAGCCGAAAGTTACCAAGTACAATAGACCAGATCCAATCTTTCCGACGTAGAACCTATGCAAACCGCCCAATCCTAACAAACCTATTGCGCACAATTTTAAGGCTGTGCTTTTATCCTTGTCTGAGGTTATTGTTTGGTATGCCATTTTACTTGATTAATTAATGTATTTAACCTTTTTAAATGTTTCTATTAATTAAACTATCAAACATAATAGTTGGTCGGATGAAAAACCCGTTAGAGTTAAGAAATTATCCAGAATCACCGCCAACTTGGTCCTGGACTATCTTTGCAACCTTCTTGGCTGTATTCTCCCATGTTCTTTCTACTGCATCTTTTCTTGCTACGTTTCCTTTGTTTCCTAAATCATTAAATGCTTCTCTCATAGCTTTTCTCAATTCTGTTATGTCTGGGGTTAACCATTTTACTTCTTCGTACATCAGTTCATGCTCCACTGTTTTAAGTTCTCCACCAATTATCCATCCATTCTTATCATTACAGAAGTCTATTTGTCCTCCGAAGTTCGAAGTAATCACTGGTTTCCCGCAAGACAATGCTTCTAAACATGGGATATTAAACGCTTCTGCTCTTGTTGGAGCTACGAATACGTCACAATCATTGTATAAACTTGGCAGATCTTCATATTTCATATTGTCTACACAGACTCCAATCTTTGGTGAATCTTCTTTTACTCCGAGATCTTTCAGGTGTTGATTCATATCTCCCATTGGGTATGCCGGATTAATCTTTAATATCATTTGTGCTTCACCGAATTTGAATTCTTCTATGAATGCCTTAATCGCATATTGGATTCCCCCACGATCTTCTAATCCTCTGAATCCTTTATTGCATAGGAAAGTAAAAATGTCTGTTTTCTTTTTGCCTGGTTTAAATAAATT